GACTAAAAGAGTTAGAAGCCTTTAAAGCTAAACTCGAAATACAATTAAACGAAACCGTATTCTTGATTCAAGGGTACAAAAACGCAATGGAAAACGAAGATGTACCAGAACAAGTCGAAGAAGTCTGACACTAAAAAGAAAAAGCCAAACGCCCAGAACGGGAGAATGGCTATGCCTAAGCGAAAGGGTAGTAACAAGTAATTATACCTTTACGGATATAAACTGTACCCGACTCTGGTAGATTATACTGGGTCGGGTATATTTTTTTATGTAACTAAACGTCATCGTAATGACCAATGGTTATGACTATTAGTTAGTACCCATCGGTGGGAACTCGTCATAATACTTTTTATCTGATTCTTTAGCAGCCCAACAATCAGTGTACCCTTTTATGTATCCTTCCTTAAAAGCCTCAGTGATTGACCTCTCTGAGGTTTCTACTTGCTTCATGCTCGACCCAAATATGTAGCCCACATAGCCAGTTGTAATAGACAAAGACAAAAGTGTTATAATTTCCATAGAATTAGCCCTCCTCAGAAATTTTTGCTTCCATACTGGCTCTCAGACAAGCGTTCTCAAACAAAGCCATATCCAAGTATGACTTTACGACTAGGCTCGCTCTAAGACGATTTTTGAGGCTCTGACGACACTTCTTGTTTTTTAGGTGATGAACAGTGGTGTGGTCAGCATAATTTAGCGCATTTCCAATATATTGCTGGGTAAAACCCAATTCGCTCAGGGCGAACACTACAATTTGCTTGGCATCCACGATAAATTGCTTACGTCTCTTAGACATCAAGAGATTTTTAGTGACTCCTGTGTCTTCGCACACTCGGTCAATGATTAGGTTGGTGATAGTCATTTTTTACCAGCGCTACTATTGTTTGTTTTCATTGTGCAGATTTAAGGGTTTTTGTTGTGCATAATTTTGACAAATAAAAAAGGGCAACCCACGATTAAGCGAGATGCCCTCTGTTAATGTGTTATCCACAATCTACAGAAGTCGAGATATATAGTCAAGCATTTTTTTAGCCTGTAGGCGATTGTAGCTTCTTCTGCCTGTGAGCCAGTCTCTTAGTAGGAGGTATTTTTTAGGTAGTTCTTTAGAACGGTAGTATCTGTGTGCATACCAGTGTGGGTCTCTTTGTACATCACACCAGAACACCATCGCTGATAGTTCGTCTTCGGAGGGCTTACCGTGTCCCTTTGGGGAGAGAAGCTGATAGATTCGTTCCTTGAACTTGTTTGACCACTCCATGCCCATGTAGATGGCAACGTGCTTTGAGAAGTCGACCATTGAGTAGGGACTCTTTTTGACTGTATCCTTAATCTCTTCAAGAGTCATTTCGCCTCTGGTTCAGGCTTCTCTTTTTTGATGGTTTGTATCACACCAATGATGGCTACCATCAATGCAGCAATGGATTCGTACATATCAGGCTGTACGCTAACGCCAATAGCACCAGCTATAGCGGTTACACCTTGATACGTTGAGGGTTCTTTTAATCGGGATTTTAACCAAGTCCAAGTCATAGTTACGGCTCTTTTGTTAATTAAATATACGGTGAAATCAATTATAGGAAGGATACGCTCCCTACTCAATACCTTTTTACGTCTAGTTACTTCGGGCATCTTGATTTGCTTAACGCCCCTTATGTTACCTTGTGGTACGCTACGGTTATCTATCGTAACCGCTTTTACTTTCTTTCGCCCTTGTATTGCCATTTTCCGTCCTCATCCGCTTCAAATTCGTGGTATCTGTCGCCTTTATGGTCGCAGTGTATGAACTTCTGCTCTGGGTAGTAACAGATGCGCTTGTAGTCGGACGCTCTAAGCTCTTCTAAAAGTAGCTCCATGTTAGCGCACGTATAATCTACGGCTCCTAGACCAGTAAAGGTGTGTTCGCTAGTTCCGCTTCTGCCGTGTGACAGTTCCCAGTCTTTCGAGCGATACCCACTGTTCTCGGATACTTGTATCGGTTGACCTATCCTGTGGCGTATAGGGTTAATTATGGGCTTGTGGTGCTTCTCTATCTTATCAACTACGTGAATCGGAACATCCACCATAACTCTATCCACTAGAAATTCTTTAATGCTAAAATAATCGTAGTACATACGTATTTTGTTAGTTAAATGATAAAATCTAGGTAGTTAACACTAAAATATCAATACCAATAAAAAAAGGGGCATTGCTCGCACAAGCCCCCTTCCAAAATATCATCAAAACGACTAATTAACAAAATTAAAATGTTAATATAAAAATAAATCAGTTTTGATTGGTATCAGGATTTTCCTGAAAAAGAATGGGGGCTGTCACACCCTCCATTCATAAGGAATACTAATGAAAATACACTATCAGAATAGTTTCTCTATTATGTAGCGTAGAATCGGGTCTTTATCAAAAGGGCAGTGCTGCCTCAACCGCTGCTGCTGGAGCATCGGCATCTTCCCGTTCTGCTACTGTCACGGCTCCTTCGGTGTACACTACACGTCCGTTGCCTAAATATACTTTTGATTCTCCTGCCTCTCGCTGTTCCTTCGATTGGCTTAATGCAATACTAGCATTGTTTCCAAATCTAGTCTCATCATTAATGAATACGGTAACGTTGGCATATGTGCCTTTTTTACCTACCACTAACGATTCTTTTGGGATTTTTGTTACGTCTATTGAAGCGTTTATAATTGTCGCCATTTTTCTTTGATTAAGTTATAGTTGAAGTTTAAATATAGATGAGTGAGTGAAGAAAGTCAATAACTAAATTTTTAGCCCTAGGTCTTTGTGGTGCAATAATTTGATGCGTTCATGTGTGAGCTGTCCTCGCCTGCTCTTCACAACCTTAACGAACACACTCTCATAAGAGTGAACGTCACCATCTCGCCACCCCTTAACCTTGAGGTCACCAAACCCATCCATGAGGATAAGGGACTCAACCATGTTGGGTCGGAATACTGAGGTCATACAATGAGCCACGTTCTTAATAACCTGTGCCCATTGAGCGTCCTTGTACTTAGGCTCTAGTTGCCACCCTGAACGGTTGTATTCAGAGATAGTAACTTGGCTAGGTACGATGACCAGCACGTTGAGCTCCTTTGCTATCTGCTTTAGTATCTTAGTTACATAGTTAATCTCTAGGGTTCTCGAATCGAACCTACCTTGAGCATACACCTCTTGAATGTAGTCAATGACCACGAAGTCAAGACCACCCTCAATTTTTGCTAGACGGCACAGACGTTTGATTTCGTCTATGTCATCGGTAGTATCCACTATGCGCACGTTATCAGCGTGAGCTACTGCTTGTAGGGCTAACTGAGTAGCCGTGTTCACGTCATAATCTTCCATTTGGAACCATAAACCTTGATAGCCCTGTACGGCTAACCTAGAGGCTAGGAACGTTGACCATTGGGTCTTTCCGTGCCCTGAGTCGGCTAGTATCACGTTTATGTCGCCCTTGTGTAGACCAACGTGTTGATACAGTTGATTATCTATTTTTTGCTCACCAGTAACTAGCTTCTCCTTCTTGGGCTGGGACTGTTCTCGCTCGAAGATTTGTGTTGGGGTCAGCGCATCTACTGGGGTAGCCTCGTCTAGTTCGCCACTTAGCTTATCTATCTGCATCATTAGTTCGTCCATTGTTGTGGACGGATTATGAGCGAGCTGGGTAGCCTCGGTCAGGGACTTGGTTAGCCTTCGCCTATCAGCCGTATCTTTAAGGATGCGAGAGTACCCCTTGATGTCGTGCTCAGAGGTGCGTTGGTGCATCTGAAGCTCAAGTAGATAATCACAGCTATAATTATCCAGCCTAGCCGCTAAGGTGTCCTCATTGAACAGGATGCCTTGTGCGTGTTGCTCGCACGCTTCTAAGTAAATGGGGTGCAGGTTAGGGAAGTGGGTAGCGTCCGTTACATTGAATATAAGGTCTCTATATTCTTTATTAGCAATGAGCGTACCAACCAGCACTTCCTCTAAGTGCCTTTGGTCTAATTGGCTCATAGTAATTCAACGGCTTTGCTGCGCCCGTAAGCGGTGATGCTATAAAGAGCAGGATGCTTGTCCTCAGACGTTATGATACCTGATTGTATCATGCTACATATCGTTGAAAATGTAGTCCAATAAATGTCGTGTGTACCCTGCGTCATTAGGGGTTCTATGTCCGCATACGTGACCTGACCCTTTTCGTTAATTAGTTTTAGTATAGACAGTTCGTTCTTGGTCATTTTTCTTCTCATTAGTTTTTCTTAAATCTCTTTTAGTTACGGTTCCATTTTTGTTGAATGTGTGGGTGACCCATCCTTTACGGTCATACCACGTCATCGCAAGCACCCTAATATATTTACCAGCAAACTTCTTAGCAAAACGAATATACGATTTTTGTGTGGGTGGTCGGTTCGTCTTGATTTGCACGAGCCAAACGTTACTCCCATCCATGGCTATAATATCGAATCCATCAAACCTAGGCTCGTTACACTCACACTCTATGCGCCAACACTTTGTGCAGAGTCCAGCAAATAGGTCTTTGGATTTTCGGAAGCGCCCTCCCAGTTCGACCTCATCCACTATCATTCCCTTCTCGTGGAAGAAGGCTATGGCTTTAGTGACGGTTCTGCGACCTTTTGCTTTGGACATCAGCTAGAATAATCGTTGCTAATATAATAATCGTTGCTATCAACATAGTTTCCTTCTCGGTCTAATTTTATTAGGGTGTGATTAATTTTTGGTAGGCTCGTGTTAGGTAGGAGCCAACCTGCTGCGTTGCCCTCCACTGAGTTTCCAGTGGTAGGAATGTCTACGTTCTCACACAAGAAATTTCTAAGTTCTCTTGTCTTGAACACATATAAGCGGTACGTATTATCGGGCATCAGGAAGAAGTACGCATACTTATCTGACTTGGTTTTGAAGATACCACTAGGCTCGAACTGTTTGGTATTAAACATCTCAATGTAGAAGTTAAATCCCTTCTTGTTCTTGAGAAACATACCCGTTACGTCTAGCTTTACCTCTACCAAAACTGTCCTGCCCTCAGGCGTTATTGCTTTTATGTCCCAATCTGGAAATCGTTTAGGAGGGGCGGAGAAACACTCATAGCCTAACTTTGTTAAGTAGTTAGCTAAGAGTGCCTCGCCCTTTTCGCCATTCTTATTTAGCACGTTTGAAGTCCTCTGACTCATCTTCGCTAAACACACCCTCTGAGTAGAACCCAGTGATTTGTAGAACGGCTCTCGCTTTAGCTCGCTTTTCAGCGGTCTCTACTGGATAGTGGGGTAACGAACCGCCAGTTTTCTTAGTTTTTATAGGACAGTTGTAGTGATTGGCTGTGCCATAAGATTGTACGGTGTATACCTCACCATTAGCATCTAATTTTTCGGCAGTAGCCTTTATACAACAGTTTTCTTGTCCCTCAGTTAGTTCGGGCACAACCTCGTAGGTTACGGTAATTTTGTCGTGCGCCATAATCTTCTCCACGCCTGTTCGGGTGATGATAATGAACCCTTGATATGGGTGCTTGAAGAAGTCCTTGCCTGTAAGTTTGTACCTTTCGGCAAGCATTTTTAGTGTGTTGTTTTCTGTGCTCATAATAGTGTAATTGTATTAGCATTAGGCAAGCCCAATGAAGCCTGCGATTCTTCCTTTTTCCATTGTGATATACGGCTCTTTACCTCACCGAGAGCCATAGCGGTGTTTATGATGGTGTCTTCCGATAAAGAGTACACAGCTGAATTATATGGAAACTCTTTTTCTATTGCAACAAAGTAAAAGTTATCGGCTGGAACACCCAACACCTCGCAATAAAATACGGCTTGTAGGTCGTATCGGTACTTCCAAAAGTCCGAGCGAAATGCTTTGGCACTCGCATCTCTACATGACTTCCAATCTATAACGGCTATAGGCTGTTCATTTTCGCCTATAAGGAGTCTATCAGGACGCACCCGATACTTGAGTCCGTAGATGTCTTCTTCGTCCGTTACAAACGAATATTCGTCCCATACAGCCACGTGGTCATGCTCTTCGTATATGTTTTGTAGGGCTTTGTTTTCGGTGGCACTTCTAAACATCTGCTCAATACGATGATGGTCTTGGCCCGATATAACCACTTGATTTTCACTTAGACCCTCTTCGAATTTTTGCTTATAGGTCTTGTAGTCTTTGGTCATGGTCGGAGCTGAGATGTCTGGTCTACGCTCTAGTATTTCAGCGATGATGTCGGTATCGTCAAAGACTTTGAATCGCTCGTTATACGCTTCTTGGTCTTCGAAGTACGTGTGCATGGCATCCCCAAACAATAGGGCTTGGCTCGGTTCAATGGGTTGTAGTGCCTTAGCAATGGAGTGCTTGGCTACTCCCTTCACGAAAGAGCTACTGATGTAGTCTTTGAGGGAGTGATACTCGCTGTTAGGCATTGATTCGTAAATGTTCATGATTCGTGTGTCCTCCTACAATAATTTCTTGGTTGTTTTTTTCTGCTGAGTACAAGCACATCTCGAAGGCTCGAATATAGGCTTGTGTGTATTTGTCAGGGTTCGGTAGGGACTTGAGTCCAGCTAAGAACGCCTTCATAAATTGAATGTGGTTATTCATAAGTAGTACTCCTTATGGGTAATTGTTTTTCTTTGTGATGCAGGTAGTCTAGGGCATCGTCTTGTTGGTCGGGTGCTAAATTGATGAGCACCATTATCGCCTCTTGTATGGCTTCTTCAGGGTCTTCGGAAATAAGTGCCGTAGACACGTATTCCTTGATTATATGCAATTTGTATCCTTTCATATTATTCCTTTAGGTTAATGATTGTGGATAAATTTATAAAAAAGTATTGAGTATGCAAAATTATTTTTGTAGTTTATAAAAAACTTAGCAAAGAGTAGTGGACTTTCCTGAGTTTTTCCATCTAAAACTGAAACCCTATTCCATGACGTAGCCACTACCTACCGACTGGTTTAGGGTTTTTTTATTGACGTAACATGATACAAGTACCTAATCACACGCAGATACCTAATGAGTTTATAGATAAATGTATGGGTGAGCTTACCCACGCCCAATTTAAAGTGCTGATAGCGATATGCCGTAAGACCATTGGATGGCACAAGCACTCGGACTATATAAGTATATCTCAGATAGTAGAGCTTGCTAATGTATCTAACAAGACGGTGGTATCATCCCTCAAGCAACTAGAAGAGATGGGCTATATCACCACCCAAAAGAGCAGCCACCGAACCACACTTATAACCATCAACTATCAGGACTCAACTAGTGTAGTGAGTACACCAACTAGTGTAACCAGTACACAGGGTAGTGTAATGAGTACACAACCAACTAGTGTAATGAGTACACACACAAAAGAAACTATTAAAGAAACTATATATAAACATAGTGAATTAGTCGATTACTGGAACGAATGTAATAAGACGAACCTGCGAGTGACCGAAGGTAAACGAAAGCAAATAAGGGCTAGGTTAGCTAAGTTTACCGATACCGAGATTAAAAGTGCCATAAAAGCCCGAAGTGAGAGCCAATGGATTAAAGAGAATAACCAACACAATAATTGGGATGCCCTGTTTAGGAATGATGATTCACTTGAGAAGTGGTTGGTTCGGGCAAGTGAATCTAGTGAAGAGAAGGATGCTTGGGCTGAGAAAGGATTTTCACCTGTGGGTATTCTATAAAGATTTTTACGTAGGGGTAATAAATTTCTACGTACCCTCTAAAGATTTCTACGTATCCCTAAAAAGTGCAGAACATATGATAGTATGGGTGAACCGAATCTTATCCCTTATTTAGACTCAATCTAAATTTCAGTAGTAAAATTTTACTTGTGGAATTTGTCATAAAACTGTTGTAGGTTATCCTTCGAACATTAACAATAAAGGAATACGATGATAGATAATAGTAGATTGGAATACATAAAAGAGAATATGCTTTGTAGCAGTCCATATGACTTAGCTATGGATATGTTCTCATCTTGTTTAACACAAGAGTTTGATGATGCCCTTGATGTTGCTATGGAGATATTCTCAGATTATCCAAATAAGGATAACATTTATAGCGATGTTGCTGAGGCTCACAATGACCACCAAACAATGTTTCATAATTAACAAAAAATAAGGAATACTATTATGAAAGTAACATATATGGACAACAGTGAAAGTGTTTGTATAGAACACAAAGGAATGAACATTTGGATTGATGTTTGGGAAGAAGATAATGATATAAGAGTAGAATGGAACAAATATATCTTCTTTTTAGATAATCCAATAGACTTAGAAATTAAAGCGTTTCAAGAGAATATTGATAATGCTCGTGAGGCTTTCGATTTGGCTACTGAATATTACATACAACATAAACAATAAGGAATACTACTATGTACAAAGAAATAACCACCATATTAACAGACTATATATCTGTTGTTTGGAATGACGGAGAAAGAGAAGAGATACCTATACCACAACATATATGGAAGCTAATTGATAAGTATTTAGACGATTACGAATTTGAAAGAAACAAGGAGGAAGGTAATGAATGAGATAACAGAAGAAATGAGTGAACAATACGCTAATTGGATATTAACGGAATGTTCTACACCTATTGACGAAATACAATACTTAGTAAGTGAAGTACTAAGTAATAGAAATGAGGAAGAGAAAAAGAAACATTTAACAGAATCAATCAATGAGGTAATACAATGGATAAAAGAATAGTGAATACATACGTCAAAAAAACAGCAACCAAAGACATTGAGCAATTAGTCAATGTGTTATATGTTGCGTTGAATGGAGATAGTCAACAAGCTAAGGCTTTAATGCTTAGTGTATTATTGGAGGAACCAAAATGAATGAAGAACTAACATTTATTTCAAGTCATGGAACATTAGTAGTGGACGGTAATGGAACTATCAATAATG